TCTACAACCTCATCAAAGGTTTCTGCAGCAGAGAGAGCATCAACAAATACTTTTTCTTCGGGTTTCCAAGTGAATACTTCACCAGCATGGACGCCAATCTTAAAGTAAAGATTGATACGGTCAATCAGTTGATAAGAATCCATGCTACGATCACCAATGCAGAAGAAGTCATCATCGGCAAGCTCCCTATAACCAGCATAGAAGTTACGAGCCAGACCAGGAAACTTACGCTTCATCAATTTCTCAATACGAGCATCCTCACATACATTCAGATAGGACTGAGGAATGCCATAATCGTTACCCCACTTGTCGGGGGTATAGAGTGCGTGACCGACTTCATGACCCACCAGCATGTCGTAGACATTGGCAGATGCTTTCTCCCACATAGGAAGAGTCAACACACGATCCTTAATATTAAACATCGCCGTCTCAACATGACGGTGCTCTACGATGAGATTCTCGGCGGCAAGCAGTCGGGCGAGATTGCCTTTGACTTCGGTGTTAAGCATCGGTCTCTTTCGGTGTTGCACCTAGTATACGACAAAAGGGATGCCGATGCAACCCTTTATAAGTCAATCAAATACTTCGTCAGTGACGTATGAGAAATTTTTATGCTTCTCAAATCTTAAGCATCTTTCAAATTTATCCGCCATATTTTCTCGATGAGAAATAACAAACACATTTGTTTTATCATCAAAGCTTCTTAGAATCCATCCAAGGTCGCTATTGCCAGATTGGTCAAGTGACCCATCAAAGATTTCATCTAAGATTAAAAGATTAGTATCCACGCTATTCTTAAGTTTAGCAACACTACGCCAAGTAAGCAATAGAGCAATATCAATTCTAGCTTTTTCACCTTCAGAAAAAGATTCATAACTAAATTCATCTCGGTAACGTGATTTGATTACTTCTTCAAAGTTATCATCCAGCATAAAACTTGCAGAAAACTCCATTTTTTCTAGGTAATCGTTGATGAGTTTATTCATCGTCGGTAAGTATTTTTTGATGATGCGCGTTTTGATGCCCGAATCTTTGAGAAGTTGTGCCGCTGTGAGTAAGCAGTCTTTTTCTTCTTTTGTTTCAGAAATTGTTTCTTGGACTCGCTTCCCGTCTTCGCTAAGGGATTTAAGAATTGAAAACTGCTCCCGTTGATTGACATCTGAATCCCTGAGTTTTCTGATGTCGTCGTCCAGTTCTTCAATTCGTTTATGAAGTGACTTAATTTCATTATTGAGTTGTCTATTTTTTTGATTGAGTTCGTTTATTTCATCAATCAAAAGAATAAAGGTATCTTCTTTACTTTGGAGATCTGAAAGTTGTTGTCCCAAATCAGACACGCCTTTCTCCACCTCAGCAAGTTTATCCGAGAGAATCGTGATCTTTTCTTGTTTAAAATGCTCTGCGATACTCTGACCGCATGTTGGGCAAGCATCATTCTCCTCAAAGAATTTCTTCTCTTTTGCGTGTGACTTTCGCTTGGTTGACAGTTTCTCTTTGATCGAAGTGATCTTAGATATCGTTGTTTTAAGAGTCTGCGTGTCTGAAACGGCAGTGGTCTTAGCGTTGATTTCCGTGTCGTTATTGAGGATTTCCGATTCATAATCTAGTGCCTCTTTTAATAGGGTGTCTTTACGATTCTCTTTTTCCTGAATGTCTTCTTTATTCTTCTTTTCAATGTCAAGCATAAACTGCTTTTGCATGTCAATCTTCTCTTTGACCAAAGACAGTTTATATTCGTGGTCTTTCAACTCATCATTGATTACTTTAATCTTTTCTTTTAGATTGACATTCATTGTTGAGAAGATTTGAATGTCAAGGATGTCTTCGATGATTTCTCTACGAGCTGCCAGGGGAAGACGCATGAAAGGCACAAAGGTAGATGAACCTAGCACCACAATCTGAGTAAATGATTTGTAGTTCATTTTGAGAATGGTTTGCTCAAAATGTTTTTGCTGATCTACAGCAGATGCATCTTGATCAAGCAGCACACCATTCTGTTGTATTTCAAACTTGTTAGGTTTAATACCACGAGTTACTGTATATTTATTTCTACCAACATCAAAGTTAACTTCCACAACACAATCTGATTGATTGATAGAGTTGAGTAGCTGTGGTTTGTTAATCTTTCTAAATGGTTTACCAAACAAAGCAAAAGTGAGGGCATCGAGAATGGTTGACTTGCCAGCACCATTTGCCCCCACAATCAAACTACTTTTACTGTCAGTTAACGAAATTTCAGTAAACTGATTGCCAGTAGATAGAAAGTTTTTCCATTTAATCGTCTTGAAGATTATCATAGTAATGAGGGGGAACAATAATGTCGTCGGGTTCAACGATGAGATACTTCATGTTTCTCATCTCACACATTCCGATACCAGCTTTGGCATCTATTTCGTATGTCATTAAAGGAGGAAGATTTTCTTCTGTGCTGTTTGCTTCCAACAAACCAAGATACCTTTCGGCATCATCTTCCTCCCGAAAGAAGTATACTACATGATCGCCCTCTTCGTCAAGCACCGAGTAAACACCGTCTGGTTGTTCTTGGAGAGTGATCAGAAACATTTATACTACCTCACAGCTTTCAATATATAGTGTCTTCATGATACTCTTAAGTTTGTTTCTGTCAACGGTTAACTCTACCTCATCAATATATTCGTTGAGAAGAGTTAATGTATCTTTAACCTCAGTGACTTCATCATCTTCAACAAATGCATCGTTCACTAATGTCTCGATAATCTTTACGTCATGTGGTTGCTTAGCAAATACTTCGTCAACGAACTTTTCAAATGCCAAGTAATCTTTTTTATCTTCTACAATAATCTTGACAAAAGTATTTGCACACTCACAGGTATCGAAGCTGAGATGAGAACTAGTAGAATCATTATAATAGATTTTCTGGAAAATCTCATAAGGGTTCTTGACCCGCTTGAGTTTATTTGTCTTTGGCTCATAGAGATGAAATCCTCGCTCGTCTTTATAATCATTCCAAAACATTTGATAGGGGTTACCTAAGTATGTAATGTTACCTCTGGTAGATTTGTGATGAAAGTGCCCAGAGAATACTTGTTTGAATTTTTTGAAGATAGAAGGATCCATGCCATGCTCCATCTTCATACCAGGAGTAACTTCAAAACCATTCAGCTCTAAATGACCCATGGCAATCTCAGCACTGGTATCATTAATCCAAGCCATTGTCTCTTCCATGTTAGAAGAGTTAATCCATGGCATCATAAGAATCTTAGTGCCATCAATCATTACTGTCTCTGGGCGAGAGTAGATTTCAATATTACTAAAATCTTTTAGCAGCAAATCGGGTGAGTTAATCTCGTTGGTATTCTTATAATAGGTACAGTGATTGCCAAGAATCATGTGAACGAAGATACCCATGTCTTCAAGGCGTTGAAAATAATGTTGACGCACCCTGCTCCAAACATTAAAATCAATCCCCTTACGATTATCAAACGTGTCACCGAGGTCAATAACAGTTTTGATTCCATGTTTCTCAAGTGTAGGAAAGAATACCTCGTCATAGAATTTTTTGAAGTATTCCCAAAACGCAACACTTCCCTTTCTCCCGTCTAGATGTTGGTCTGTAATCAATGCTACTGTCATCGTTTAGATCTCATTTCAAGGGATTCTTTGATACTATTCATATCAGAGTAACTGCTATTATAACCAGCCATGTCACCGCTGTAACTGTCTGTATACAAAACTTCATCAAACCCAGACTTTTCAAGAATCTTAGTTTTGATTTCTAGTTGCTTTTTCTCACGTTGAATCCTACGCAAGAAAGCATAATAGATAATCTGAGTGAAGTAAGCAAATGGATTGGTTGACTTCTCTGGATTAAAGTTATCGATATACTGAAGACAGTTTTCGATCCCATCACAGATCATATCATCCCTAAACATGTAGTTGACAAAGTTAGGTTTGTATGATAGGTGGGTAGCAATCTTTAAAAAACATTCCCCAATATAGTTGGGAACTTTAGGTTTGGGTAGATCTGCTTTTTTAGCTGCAGAAACCTGCTGTCGATACACCATCAGGGCATCGAGGAACTCTCGGTTATTAACATAGTTTTCCTTGGTTGTGCGTCTACCCATTGGCTTTTCGACTGTTAGCATAGTGTACATCCGTTGGTGTTAATATTGTAACACACCTAACGGTTATTGTAAAGGGGCTTGACACAACCCTTAAAATCGTATATAATAGCAGTGTTGCGCTTTCAAGATTTATTATATATCTCTTCTAATAACTTCTTAGATTCTTTAATAGATCCCAGATAACCTTCTGAGTTTCTGGGATTTTGTCTTTTAGATGAAGAGTTTGATTCTTTGCTTCTTGATTTTCTATATTGACTTTTATCTTTTAAATGATCTTCATAGAAAGAAATAATACGTTCATCAAGTTCAATCATAGTAATAATTTGAGAACGAGGAATAATAAACATATTTTCAAAAGTAGCATTCATCCAATCATCAAAGACGATTCCTTCCACAATCATCTTTCCTTTTTTTTGTTCTACTTTTTCAATCACTCTAGGTTCTAATACCACAATAACATCATCATTTGAATCGTAACTAACTTTAGCTACAATCTCTTCACCCGAAGTAAGTTTTATGGATGCGTAAAATTCTTCTTCCATATTATCTTAAATCTATTTTTATTATTTCTACATTAAACTTTTCTTCTTCGTATATTTTCAATCGTTCATCTAAATGTTTCAGGGTGTAGTTTTTCTGAGGAGTTCTGCAATACTCATCAGCAATATCATAAAGAGTTGCATAAGTTTTGTTATCGCCCTTACGCAATACACGCCCAATAGATTGTAAGTTTCTTACTCTTGATTTTGATGGTGAGGCAAACACAACATTGTGTAGATTACGAATGTTAATGCCAGTGCTGAATGTTCCGTATGAAGCTACGATTACTGCGTCATTTTCAGTTTCAGTAATCCTTCTAATCTCTTCGCGCTCTTCTGTGTCTACACCACCATAGACCAGAAAAACTTTACGACCTTCTTTAACAACTCTATTTATGCTTTCGTATAGAGGCATTCCGTGACGCTCAACATAGTTGAAGAGAACCAAAGTGTTACCTTCTAAGTCACGCACTAAGTTTCTAATCAAACGATTACGTTTTGGATTATCTACAATCGCATCGATTTCATTTTGATAATCAAAGAACTGCTCTGTTTCATGTTTGAGTAAAAGAACCTTAATACGAAAATCCGATAGATGACCTTCTTTGATTAACTTTTCTGTTTTAGTAACATGCTTACATTCACCAAACAATCCTTCCAGCACCCATTTGTGTGTAGCAGAACCATCAAGTGTTCCAGTAAAACCAAAACGATACTTAGCTTCATGGAGTTTAGTCATGATGCCAGTGAGTGATTTAGATTTGAATAGGTGTGCTTCATCTCCAATCACACAGGAGAAGTCATCAAACCAACGCTTAGGAAACTTGTAGATAGATTGCCACGTAGAAATGATAACTGCTTTCTCTACGTTCTTATCTTTACCTCCGTAAATCTTATGACAATGTTCTTCTACATCCCAACCGTAATCTTCAAAATCTTTATACATCTGTTCGACCAGTGAAGTGGTGGGAACAATGATGAGAGTTTTCTTTCCTGTCTTTTTATACTCAGAAGCATAGTAGTATCTCACTAACGAGTAAATCATCAGTGACTTACCAGAAGCAGTGGGAGAAAGTAACAGACGGCGATTGTTTAGAAGAGCTTCGTATACTGCCTTGACTTGATAATCTCTTGGTGTATGATTGGAGCAGATAGCATTCATGAATCCACTAACACCTTCTGGTGTAATCTGTGGATTAACTTCTTCTACATCTCCATAGAACTTATTACCTTGATACTCGATTGAATAACCTTTGACTCCGCTCCACTCTTTGAGGTGTGAGATGAGACCACAATAGAGCTCGCCTGTTCCTGGCGAGTAGAGTCGAATCTTTCCATCCCACATGCCACTTTTATACTGGGGCATAAACTTGGCGTTAGGGATATCAAATGTGAAATAATCTGCGAGTTCATAGTGAACGTGTGGTTCTGCTTTGATTGTGAGGAAGATGTTATTCTTCTTTGCTACTACAAGTTCTGACATTAGGTGCTACCATTAATAAATTTCTCCCACTCGATAGCGTTTTTGATTTGGAAACTTCTGTTGGATATCATTTTAAGAATATTATCCAAAAAGAAAAGTGCCTTGTTAATAAACTCTATCTTCATTTCAATATTAATCAAATCCTCATCCGCTTCCAAATATACTTTCATCTTCTCGGATGTTTTAATGGATTGTCCAAAAGGTTTTTCTTTGTAAACTTCGGGATCTGCTTCCCCTTGATAATATTCTCTTTTTTCTTTTAACTTCATACGATACTGGAACTCCAGTGCTGTCTTCTCTGTTGAGAAATCGTTATAGAAGTTTAAATATTTATTGTGCTGGTAAGGAATGTCTAGCGATATTTGTGCTAGGTCTGCTGAGTATTGTTTGTTTTTAAACTGGAAATCGATATGTGAATCTTCTTGCCATTCTGATTTAACATGATTAAAAAGTGTTCTCAAATCATCAAACTTCATATATCATAACTCCTTGTGATTTTTATCTGTAAAATAATATTTAAAAAACTTAAATGTTACATCAGCTGTAATGTAATCAACGTCTTGGTCTGCTACGTCAAACTCAACACCAGATAAATCAACTGGGAAAAGTTTTTCAAAGTTTACTATTCTATTTGTTCTAAAGTTACTATTTAAAATATGCAGCTCTGCATTACAAAATTGTATACCACTGTCATCATATGTTTCTGCTAGATTATTTTTTTGTATCCAATCAAATATAGTTAAATAGTTTTTTAAATCTTCATCAATAATAAATCGAACTCTAAAATCACCATAACGAACTCCACCTGCAGAAGGGATCGGTAGACTTCTGAATGGAGTTGGAACTTCAGTAGTTCCTACAGAAATATCTGGAACACCAGAACGTTGACAGAAAAAATCTACGCCAGGAAATAACTCCAACTCCAACTTAAATCCAGCTGGGGCAAGAAAGTTTCTATTTTTTGGTTGTTCATCAAACCACTTAGCAGGCATGACCTTATCCTTTTTTCACTATTTATTTGCATAAAAAAAGACCCCCTTTTGGGGGTCTCTACCTTGACCTGTAAATCAGGTGAGGTTAGTAACCTTAACTCTTCTGTAATACTGGTTAGTATTAGCGGTGAGAGCAGAACCGTCAGGAGTAGCACCAGCGATACCATTGCTATTCGTTGTTGAAACGAATGGGTTGCTGACCATACCGTAACGTGTCTTGAATCCAATCTTAGGTTGGAAGGTATCAGGATTGATACTACGAACCATTTGGAGAGGAACGTATGGGCAGTAGAAGAGACCTGCATCATAAGGTGAGGTGCCCTTATAACCCATGACGTAGTAGTGTTTAGCAGCCTGACCCTGTGAGTAAACAGGAGCACCGAATGGATCGATGTAAACACGGATACCACCCTGAAGAACACCAGCAAATACGTTACCAGTGTCATCAACGTTAAGTGAAGTGTTGAGAGCAGGAGCGTAATCAAGCATACCAGCCATCGACATAGCGGAAGCAACGTCTGCTGAGCAGATCATAAAGTTGCCTTTACCTCTACGTGTGAGTTGACCGATTGCGTTTGCATCACGCTGAATCTGGAATAGGAGACCCTTGAACTTTTCTGCCATCCAACGACCGTTTGAATCGATATCAAGGTCAAAAGTACCTTGAGTAGCAACGTCTTGCTGAGCACCAGGAAGTGCAACAGTATAAACGGTACGGATGATTTCGCGGTTGATCTCAGCGAGGATCTCGCTTGAGAGTAGGTTGGCGAGCTCTTGCTCAGCATCAAGACCGTGGATTGCCTTAAGGTCTTGTGCTAGTTCTAAGGTGTACTCTGCCTTGAGTGCGCGTGTCTTAGCAGTCACCGAGGTTTTCTCGATGCTGAACGCCATCTCGCGGAACAGAGTATTTGCTTCGCCTAGAACTTCAGAAGTCTCACGGCTCATGCCACGAGCAACTTCATAGGTGCCAGGAGTGCCGTCATTAAGAACAGCAGGGTTATTACCCTCAGCATCGCCACCAACACCAGCAGCAGAACGAACATTGTAGTCGCCCTTGTTGGCATCGTAACCAGCTGAGAAACCTTCGTCTGGTTCGTAGTAGAGTGCTTCAGCACCGTTCTGGTTCTCGTAACGAGCTCTCATCGCAAAGATGAGACCAGTAGGACCGCTCATTGGTTGAACGCCAGCGATGTCATAAGCGACAAGGTTAGGCATTGAACGGCGGATTAGGCTGATTAGGATAGGATCGAAACCAGCAAGACCAGCAGTGTTGCTTGAGGATAGAGCTGAACCAGCAGGTGCGATGGTTGCAGCGCCGAGTGAGTTTACCTGAGAGGTAACTTCTCCGAGCATTGCATACTCTTCACGAATAGCACGCTCTTGGTTTTCTAGCAGGGTAGCAACAACCTGTTTACGATATGCATCCTTGATTTCAGGAAGACCACCGTGATTTAGAACAGGTGCCCACTTTTCCTGCAAAATTCTTGTATCAGACATTTTGCTTTTACTCCGTTGAGTGATTGGGTTAAAATTATTTATTATTATCAGTTGCTCCAGCGTGAAATCGCCTGAAGATATGCTGCCATTACTGGCGATACTTCTTCAGTTGATTGCTCACCTGAGACTTCAGGGACTACTTGCTCATTAACTACATGCTTAGGGAAGTAGCTGCTAATGAGAGTTGCGACTTTGTTCTTGAAGTCTTCTTCAGAAACAAACTCTACTCCTTCAGCAAGAGAAGCAAGTTTTTCTCTTTGAGTATCAACGAGACCCTCGCTCATATGATTGAGGATAACGGTTTTTTGATAACCAGCGAGTTTATTATTAAGATCAATATTACGCTCAATCTGTTCGTTTAAGCGACCTTCCATTTCACAAAGCTCCTCAGTCATTGTTTCTACAACATCGACTTTCTCTTCTGGGAGATTGAGGTAGTTTTCTTCAAAAACTTTTTTCAGACCACCCATGAACTCTTCAGCAATCTCAAGCTTGAGACCTGCATCGAGTGCAACTTGGTTCTCTTCTACCCAAGTGGTGATTGCATAGCTGAGTGTTTCATCAACTTTTTCGGAGAGAGTAGCAATCTCTTCTTGGAGTTTGGCGGAGAACTGCTCTTCGAGTTTAGTTGCGATTGAAGATACTTGCTCTTCGATACGCGACTTAACAGCAGCTTCGAAGATTGTCGTTGCTTTCGCTTTGAAATCTTCGGAGAACTCTTCGCCTTCGGTGAGGGCAGCAACGTCTTCCGCAGCGGAATATTCGATTGCTTCCATGCCAAATACTTTAGTATTGTTCTGACCATTCTCTACGCCATAACCAGATGACTTAACTGAAAATGCCGACTCAACACCTTTGGAAGTAGTTTGAGCATCGCTAACTTTTTTGTTATGCTTTGCTGCTTTTGCTCCAGGATTGTCCTCACCCTCTGGTGATTCAAAATCCGAACCACCATTGTCTTCTTCTGATTGACCAGGAGCAAGTGAAGTGGCAAGTGTAAATCCACTATCTTTTCCACCACCGCGAGTTTGTGCGTCACCGACTTGACCAGTTACAGGATGCATGTATTGACCGATACCAGATGATTGGCCAGGAACGATTGCGGGAGAAAGCGCACTTGTGCCAACTTCTGACTCAGTTACAAGCTCCTCAAACTTTTCGTTTAAGTTATCTGACATTTGAGATTCCTCGTAATACTTACTATATGTTTATTCTATGATTATTTATGAAATTACAAACTTTGTAAGAAGTGGTTGAACGCCTTCAACGACCTCTCCTCAATATTTTTTCTGGTTGATTCAGAAATATATCTGTGGTATTTAGCAATATTAACTTCCTTAATAATCCCATTTTCCCACACCCACTCTTTTCCTTCCATGATTCCATTCACGAATGCGTCAGGTGCAGAGGGATCTGCTACAATATCGGCAGCAGTAGCGAGCATAAAATCATCACGTACATAGTTAGCCCCGTTCTTTTCTTCGATCGAACCCATGCCTCTAGAAGAAACTCCAAGTTTAACTCCTGACTCCAGAAGAGACTTGGCGATATTTCCCATAGGTGTATTTAAGATTTGTGCCTTACCAACAAAGTTGCTTCCTTCTGCTTTGAGTGAAACGATCTTATGTGACACACGATCTAGATTTACAGTGGGACCATCAGGATGACCTAGTTCACCGAGAGCACGACCAACATTTACATATTGCTCATTGTATCTACCAACCTCGCGTTCAAGAACGCCAAATGGATAGACGCGACCATTACGATTTTTAATATCACCTTGAAGAAATACACCTTCAATGTGTAGAATTTTTCTACCGTTTGATTCTTCTTCGAGGATTCGAATATCCTCAATGCTCTCGGTGATTAGTTTCATTGGTCTGTTTCCTCTGATGGTGTTTCTTCTACCTCCTCGTCAGGAGATTCTGGTTCATCGAAAAAAGAATGAGCAACGACTTGCTTGTAATCTTGCATTGCTTCCGCTGCTTTTCCATAGAGGATGTCAGCGATTTTATCGAGTGCTTGAACTCTATCGCCGTTACGAACGGCATTTACAACTTCAATAGTATCCATTTGATTTAATATTTATTTTTATTTATGATTGAGATGTTTTAGGTTTTGGCGTTGCTGCTGGTTCTGGCATTGGTGGTGGTACAGCTCCCATCTCCAGAGTTGCTGCGTTCATTAGGTTTGTGTGGATTGGATCTGGTATTTTACCTTCCGCAATCTCTGCTTCCATCTGCTTAGTTATTTCGTCATACTCTGCGTCATTTTGCATGAGAACTTGACGGCGAACATATTCAATAGAATAATATTTACCTAAGAAAGGATCGAGAGCTGTTGCAACCTGCAGACGATTACCCATCAGTTCTGCCTGCTTTAGTTCTTCAAAATGATTATCAAACTGATAGTCATATTGAATATGCTCTTGCATCTCTTCCCAATCTTCGGGAGTGATGATTCCTTTTAGAATAAGTTGAGTTCTTAGTGTGTCGTGGAATAAAGTACTGAATCTCTTTCTTAATCTTCCAATCCACTTGGAAAACTTGAGTTCATCTCTAAGGATTTCAGATGAACGACCAAGAGAGAATCCTTGGTTTGCATCATCTAAACGTGATGGAGGTAAGTTAAGTGAGTTGTATAGTTTCTTTTTAAAGTATTCGACATCCTTTAACTCTCCCAAATTTTGACCACCAGGCAGAGTTGTGATTTCAGTTCCTCTGCCACCTTCACGACGAGGGAGCCAAAAATCCTCAAGCATACTCATATGCTTTTTGTCATCGCGGATTTCTCCTGTGGCTGCATCATAAACAAGTTTGTTTCTGTAACGTGCCATTGTTTCGCGTAGATATTGCTCCGCTTTTACTTTGGGAAGATTACCTACGTCAATGTAGAAAATTCTTCTTTCTGGGGCACGAGACAAACGATAGATAACCAACGCATCTTCAATCATGCGAAGTTGGTTAAGTGATTTGATTGCTTTGTGCATGAAACTCAACGTCATTTTTTTGTTGAGATCTTGGATTCCTGAAGGAACATATGTAATAGCATCGGCAGCAATCTTCATGCCATTTGCCATAGCATTGCCATCAAAGTTTGCACTAGTTACATAACCTTTTGGATTGTATAAGTAATATTCAATAAACTCTCCGAAGTTATATTGTAGTGCTGTGCCACGAGTCTCTTGACTCATTATTTCTTTTTGATCTTTATTCTGAACTTTGACCTTCTTGATTTTCATTGGGTCAATGTAACGAAGTTCGAGAATACCTGATTTGGGATTGTTTAAATCTACTACTTTGTGATAATAAAGTCTACCATCAATATACCAGTTTCTAAAAATCTCGTGAGAACGAGAATCAAATTTGAGAAGTCTTTTAATATAATCAAACTCTTCTCTGATTTTATTTTTAATACTTGTGCTTACTTCTAGATTAGATAGTTCTATCTGAACGGGACTATCATCTAAATCAGATACAATAGTTTCGTTTACGATTTCGTCAATAGCAGAATCTACTTCTGGGTGAAGTGCCATATCACGATAGCGCCTAATGAGCTCAAACTCATTACGCGCTACTCCTTCAATGTCTACATACGAACCAAAATAACCGCCTGCTACAGCGGTTACTCCATCGTCGGCATTTGGTGGAATGGGGGATTGACCTTTCAATCCCCCCTCTTGTTTAATAGAGAATCCAAATAGTTGACTCATGTTTAAACTTACTCACTTTATTGATATTTATCAGGCTTGTCCTTGGATAATATTTGTATATGGATCAGCATCGCCGCGAGTCCAGTATTGAATCTGAAACTCAACTGTAAAATCTTCAATCTGATCATTGCTATCATAAGCAAGATCGATTTGAGAAATATTAGTTGGGAAACATCCCCATAGTTTATAAACAGTTTTTACAGCACCACCTGCACTGTCATCTCTTTCTAGTTGCTTAACTAGAATGTTTGCTAGATATCCACTTGTTGTATCTGGGAGAACAAGAGTAGCACTATTCTTTTCATGTGCGTTAATAGCTTCCATCCATTGTTCCATAGCTCCGCGAATAGCGAAGTTTCTATCGTTGATGAATGTTGCAGTCCATGTATCAAAGGTGCGGTCCCCCGCAATTTTCACAGTTCTGCCACGAAAAGGAACTTCAATAACGCCTAAGTTAGAAGCAGGTAATGCTGCTGCTTTGCAGAGCAGTCCACTTAACTGATCGGTGGCGTCATCGGCTAAAGATGTTTCCCCAGGGAAACTGAAATCGACTTCATAAAGATTTGGTCTTACACCATTTTGTACATTATTTAAAAAAGTTTGAATACTACTTGTGATTGCCATTTTTTGTTACCTCGTAAAACTAGAATGATTTTTATTATCTACCAACAACTTCAGAGAATGATACGCCAGTGCGAGTGGCAACAAAAGTAAGAGTAATGAAGTTAATAGATCTGGTTGGTTTTACATAAATGTCAGCAACAAACTCATTTCTATCAATCACATCAGGAGTATTATTGGAATCGTCACAAACAACTAAGAAGTCGGTAACGCCACGCTTTGCTTTTACTTCTGTGAGGTATGAGCTTACAGCATTTGAAAATGTTGCTCTAGTTGATTCATCGTTTAGTTCAAATAAAACATTTTTTGCTAGATTTCCTATTCTTCTTTCGATAGCTAAGAAAAGACGACGAACATTAATGCGATCAAATGCACTAGGCGTTGCTAAAGCAGTTTTGTCACCGAATAAAACTACACCTTGTCCAGCAAAAGAAGTGATTGGGTTGATTCTTTTCTGGTAGAGTTTATCTCTATCGGTTTTACCTGGAACATATGCTAACTTAACTACGTTTTTAAGATTGCCTCTTTGTGTTCCAGCAGGCGAATACCAATCTTCTAATGTTTCTGAAGTTTGTACACAAAGACCAGCTACATCTCCACAGCAAGGTACGTAACGATAAACATCATTGTATCTATCGTAAACATACTTATATCCACTATCAAAAATAGTATATGAGTTACTAGTGCCGAGTTGATTAAAGTATGCGATAATAGCATCTCTTTGATCTGATGCAGATGCTAACCCAACAAAATTTCTATATGGGGAAACAAAGGTGATGCAATCTTTTCTTCCTGTTGCAAGGGCGATTGCAGCTTGAGCTTTAGTTACTGTATCATTTTGTGTCGAAAGACTGCCGCCAGTTAGAATGAAATTAATGTCGATTGCTTCGGTATCAGAAAATACGTCATAACCATCAGTGTAATCTGCAACAGAAGCAGTGTAATCATCAGTTCCACCACTTAGATTGAAAGTGCCTTTTCCATTTACTAAAGTGAAGTTGTCTCCTGCATATACATAACGTGATCTATTTTTTAAAACATTTACATAATAGATCGAACCACCTTCAGAATCTAATGCAGATTCATTCGTAGAAACATATTGATATAGTTCCAATACTTCGTTTTCATCATTTAAGACGGCAACGTGGCATGTATTATTTGCCGCAAAAGAAAAATCAGGAGCAAATGCTGACCACATTACATCATTTCCGTTGTTGTCTTCGTAAAGAACAGCATCTGCATAATCTGCAGTGTAATCTACAATAACAACTTTTAGATTGTTGCCCCATGCTCCAGCTGTTCTTGCAGCAAACTTCCAGTTGTATGTTGTGTATTGTGCTTCGTATTGATCTTTTGATGCAATCAATACACCAGTTCCATTATCAGTAGCATTTTCGGAATCTGATGGTGCTATACGAACAATCAATAGTTGTCCGCCATATGATAGAAAAGTTGAAGCTGTAAACCAATCTTCGTGGTTACTTGTATTTGGTCCCCCAAATACGTCTAGAAGTTCTCTTTCTGATGCAATATTAGTAATAACGCCAACTGGTCCTTTCTCAAACAAACCTACAAGTGCTGCTGTATTTGCTTGAGTATTGACGATAGTTTGTGCTGTTAAATCACGCTCTCTAAGAACAATTCCAGGTGATACTTGACCTGCCATGTTTTTCTCCTCGTGAAAAGTAGTTCATTTTAATCTAAAAGTATTTATGAAAATGAGTATTTCAAATCGAGAATTTTTGCATGAACGATGCATGAACTAGTCACCAGTCAGGGTATTCATATTCTTTATGTATGGTTTTGGTTCTTTTAGAAAGTATTCTATTTACGGTGCAATCTTTACACTCATATGAATATGAAGATGGCAAATATCTTTTTGATTTTCTAGTTAAATAAAAATCCGATAAAAGATCTTTGGTTTCTCCACAAACTTTACAAGTTCTTTCTTTGAAAAGCAAGTGTTCTATCTCTAGAGAAAACTGATCTTCTTGTTCCATTAGAATCCCAACATGTACTCTACATCTGCATAAGGATTTCCATAACCATCGGTATACCAAATGTTTCCATCTTCATCTACAAACTTTTCTTCGGCGTCTATAATACCATCTGATATAAATCCAAACGGTGCCATGTCTTGTTCAATCTGATTCTTCTGTTCTTCGTAGATTCTCTTACGAACATCATTATCAGTCATCTCCCTAAAGTAAGGTTGAACTGCCAACCACGCAAAAAGAACCAGACACATCACGAGGTCATCATTGTATCCGTCATCAGCTTCAAACGATTGATTTTTTTGAATGAATGTTGTCAACTCACTGATGATTTCATAATCAGATATTAATAACTTATCATCTTCAATCAATGTCTTGAGGTTTGAGCACCCAACTTTTTTAGTCACCTTAGACATCTTCAACCCCATCTGAGATTTGGTGCCAGAGAATCCTTGACCCACAATCTGACCTGCTCTACCTCGCATAGCACACATCAGAATGTTGGGATACTCCAAGTCATAGTGAAGAATATTTGTGACCTGTTCTCCAATGTCATTGACTTCTGCTAAAATGTATGCCTTGTTATAGTTTTTGGCAACTTGCTCAATAATGTTAGGAAACAGGATTGGTTTGATTTCATTGTTTCGATACTTGGCAACTACCTTCCAAGGTAGAGTGGTAATATCAAATACAACAAAAGCGGAGTAATCATTGTTGGTTCCACGGGATACGTCAACGGTCATAATATAATCATGGTCATCTATTACGTCCTCGTAAACAGACAATCCCTTGTTAGTATGCAATGGGTCATCATAAACCATAGAGCGCAGCTTAGACGCCGTGATAAGAGTATCAACCGATCCCAAGAACTCACATTCAAACTCTTGTGTAAACTGCCTCTCTGAGGTGTTTCTAATGGTCTCTTCCTTCCACTTGGCATCTCTGCCAGGAACTTGACTCCAATGCACTTCCAGGGGCACGTAACCGTTCTTCTCACGCTCTGCGTCATGCCATAGCTTGTAGAACATATTCATACCCTGTGGGGTAGAAATAATAATCACCTTTGTCTTCTTACCAGACGAGATGGTAGGATATACAGAGGAGAAGAACTGCTCGGCAATGTGGTTTGGAACGAACGCAAACTCGTCAAGGAAGATGATGTTGAAAGAGTTACCTCGAACAGCGGATGATGAAGTAGATGCTGCTATAATCTTGGAACCATTATCCAGTTCCATCGAACCTTTGTTCCATGCTATAATACCTTGCTGCATCCACTTGGGTAGATTCTCATATGCCAACTGCAAACGTGATAGAAGTTCTCTTGACGTTTCTGCTTTGTTTGCAAGAATAGCAATCTTGGTGTTGTCATTAAAGACAGCATAATGCAACAGATAGGAAATAACGGTTGTAGATTTTCCTGTCTGTCTTGGAAGTTTTGCAATATTAAATCTATTCTCGTGGAAGTTTGAAATGAGTTGCTCTTGGAAATCATACATGTCAAAAGGAACAAGACCCTCATCCAGTGAGATAATCTTTACATAGTTTCTTGCGAAGTAAACTGGGTCATCTTTACATTTGATGAACTCTTCAACTTGTTCCTTTGTAAAACTAATAGCGGTATTCGCTTTTTTTAGATTAGGATTACCAAGATATACTGCATCACTCATTTGTTTTTTCTAAATCTCTTTCTAAACTCTTAAATGTATTTAACCTTTTTTTCCAACCATCACCCGCTGTTGTTCCTTTTGCTGGGTTGATGCATCTGTCATCATTCATTCTTTTGTTATCACAAACTAAACTAGCAAGCTCTGTCTCGCTGCCTTTCTTGGTAGTGCCAGACCAAAAATGCTGACCACCAATCCAGCACGCCCCGCATTTGGGGCAGGTTTTAGTATCCATGTGTCTTAGCTTGATATTGTAATGATATTATATATGAAAAAGAATGTTTGTTAAGTAACAAATGATATGGTTTTGTGGAGAAATGTCAGCAGTTCCACGCACGAAGCGATTTAGATAGACGGTCTTCTCCAGTGTTATTGCTATCTTTTTGTCTCTTACGCATACCTTTCATTCTTGCACAGAAACTCTTCCTACGGGGATTTCCAACCTTTTTTGAAGGTGCCTTAAGGTCGCTTCCAGGATTCTCACGCTCGTAAGATTTTCTTCCCTTTTCATTTAAACCACCTTCGGAATTTTTACCCGATTTTTTAGTCCAAGCAGCCCCCTCAGCAACATACTCTTCAGTCTTACTAGTCATATAATCGGCAGCAGTATCAATGTAGTCGCAAGCAAGAGTGACTTTGGATTGAACCCAACCAGGAAGTTGCATCTTAGGGTCTTGCACTACACCACGTAGACGCTGCACTGCGTTATCAATCGTGTCTAGTTGACTCATAATCATTCCGCCTTCATCATCAATCTCTCTGCCCATGGCAACTGCTACATGATTTTCTGAAAGTGATTCTTTGAGTTGTTTAAAAGTTTTCATGATTGATACGAAACTGCTACAGCTCTTACATCATCATTTGATGCATAGATTTTTTGAGTAGGTAGTTTTCTGATTACTAAAGATTCACTTGGAGTCATACTAAAAGTTGCTACCGTTGTTGGTGATGCTTCTCCATCAGTGATGGTTATTAAATGTGTTTGATTGCCGCCAGCATCATGTACAAGACGAACTTCTACTGCTCCACCAACAGTAGTTGCTGTGCCTGATGTAGTTGGAAGTGCTACTTCCGTTCCTAAAATCTTTAATCTCATTATTACTTACCGTTTATTTTCTATTTATTCTTAGCAGCATCTTTAATCATCTTCTGAAGATCTGCAGTTGTGCCAATAAACATAGTATTATTGACAGTAGTTGGAGTTGATTTCTTATCTTCTTTACCGAGATTCTTCATTTTATGCTGAAGGTCTATCAGTTTGTCAGTCATGTCTGAGACCTGCTTCATAGCGTTCACAGCGACCTCATACGCCCTAGGGTGCCCAGACTCCTGTGCGACCTCTAACGCTCCCTGAACCGCTTCCTGACCCTGTGAGATGAGCCTGTATAACTCTCCTCTGGTATATTCATAATCTTTGTTGGCATCAACAGATACTTCACTATTTGCTTGCGTAATCATTTCAGTAGTTTTTTCTATAGGTGCTATATCAATCTCAAAGATTTCTTCCATATTTTTTTCAAACTCGTTCATAGTAGTGTAATGCCTTCATTGAATCCAAAGTCATCGTCTGGCATGAGTAAGCTATCATCTGTCGAATCAATAACTCCATCATTATTTAAATCAGTAATAGCTTCTGGAGTAACCTCATACTTGAGAAATCTGCGATGTTCATTAAAATCTCCAAGATTTTCAAACACAGTTGCTTTTTTAATGATTGCCGCATCACTAACAGGACCATACATATAAGTCTTGAGAGTAAAATCTAAAGTATACGTAATACTTCTTCTTTGCATCATGTCATCTTCATAATCATCTTCATATGAAATACCATTTAATATTACTGGTAAATCTTTTTTCTCTTCCATTTCTGGAATGAGCATAATAGTCACATTAAAAGATGGTTGAAAAAATGGCAGAATCTGTTCTAAAATCTGCAATGCGTCATCTTGGGTTTTTGAAAGTATTCCGAGTTCAAATCTGAGATTATATGGAACAGGCATATACTGAACCTTCACACTCTCACCAGTATCACTCAGTTTATATTTTTGTATGGGAGAAGTTTTTCTAGATGAATCATAAGTGATATCAGTCATCTCAAAAGAGATGCGAGGCATCGTAATACTTACTTTACGTTCTGTACTTGGATCTTGTTCTAGTCTGGCTAAGAACTTACTCTTAGGTCCATACGCAAGAGGAACTTTTTCTTGCCGAATAACATCACCTGTTTGTGGATCTTTTTTAACAATCTGAATATTATTAAAAAGGGTTCCAAAAGCTTTGACGTTTTTCTTTATGATTTCGTGATAATAATATTGTCCTAACATTAGAATACTCCCATATCTCCAAACTCACCAAATGGATTTCCTTCACTAAAGTCCAGAATCTCATCGGCTTTATCTTCGTAGTATTTATTCTGAGCATTATCGAAGTTATCGATATCAAAATCAATAGTTGAAAATGATTCAACTTCCCACGTAGAGTTACTATCTAGTCCTTCAAGTTCTACATTTTGTTGCAATACTCCATCGATATACGTTAAATCTAATTTTCTAGTTGGGGCATTCCAAGCGGCAACAGTCGCAGTTACGACTACAGATGAACCGCCTAAAGTATATGATTGTTGAACTTGCTCTCCAATAGCATAGTTGCCAACACCACCTGCTTTTAGATATACTGGAAAAACATAGTTTTCTTTTTTGTAATCATCAATGTCCTCATTACCTGTATCAAATAGATTATCCGCATTTTGTAGTAGTTCGCATGTCAAAGCAAAAATATAGTTTTTACCTAACTGATAAAATGGAACTTCTCTTTCTACAAACTTAATCTCATAAATGTTCTTCGTCATTGGAACATAAATTAAATCACCTTCATTTGGTCTTCCAGGCACAGATGTAGAACTCATTAAATCTGGTTTCAATGACCACTTTCTTTTTGATACAGCAAGTGTGATTTCATCAGATAACTTTAATCCAAACTTACTCATCGCAACTGCGCCAGAACCACCAAATCCTTCTACGTTGATTAACATCATTTCTATAAGATGAGCTTCTCTAAACTCGTTTAAAACGACATCATTCAAACTTCTATCAATCAACATAGTTTTTGGAATGTAAAATAAATCCATTCCAAACAGATGAATCTGTTCATCAACTAAATCCTGAACTAAACTTTGTTCGGTATTGACTCCACCGTATTGTGGAAAATAAACGCTCTTTGACATATTATCCTATTGCGTCTAGTGGTGGAAGTTCATAATCAGAAATCATTCTGCTTTCTAGCTCATCAATCTCTCTTAGTGCATCTTCGAAAAGTTCTCTTCCATTAATAGAAACACCGCCAGGAAGTTGAACGCCATTGAACTTGATTAAGTTTTGACCCCATTGTTTTTTAAACAATGCAGTTACATATCTTTTTAAAAACCAATCATTCCAAACTTTTGGTGCATCTGCTGGATTGAGAAGACGATGACATTCTACAATAAAGTAGTTATCTTGTTGCAATACTTTAGGATTGTAGTCAATAAAAAGTTTACCGTTTCTTTTTGTAAATCTGCATTGAATAATAGCACCACTGTTCAAAACCATATCGAGTGTTTCAAAATATTGTTTAAACATATAGTAGTTAACTAAATCAACATTACCTAAGGAGTAACCAGCGTTTAAAGAAAACATATCCATCAGGAAATACTGGTTTCCAAATCCAAAAAAGTCAGAACGTAGAGCAGTCATAGACAAAGAAAAAACTCTTTCGATACCAACGATATGATCTGGAAGTTCAATATAGTTGTTTCTTTCTTCCCACTCACTTCCGTCATCTGATGTATGAATGGTGTTTTCTTCTCTAAATCTTTCTAGTTCTGCCTCTGTAAACTTGTGCTTCAAATATAGTTTTTCCATGCCATCAAAATGACGCTCATTAAAATATTGTAGAGCATCATCAATCAAATCTTCTAGTTGATCATCATCAACATTTATTTCTAAAACTGGAGCACCTAGTTTTCTGAGGCAATATTGTTTTAGTTCTTCTCTGCTGGCTGGTTTAGCCATAAAAAAATACCTCTAGTTTCCTAGAGGTATTTATAAATCATGTTATTTATTTATCAACTCCAGTTACCCGCGATAATCGATGGGTTGGCAGCACCCATAGCTTGAATCTCAAAGTATGAGTTAATACGAGTAGTTACAGTTGCGTTGGCCGCATCGCTCTTGTTAAACTGAGGAGTTAATGTTCCACCAGTTGTTGCGTTTGATACAAAGTAACCTTCAAACCGTATGGCGCAATCCTGATTATTAGTTACATTTTGAGTAACTGCCGTTGATGTTTGAGCAGTTGTGTTCATAATCAAGGCGGCCGTTGATGAGGCTGAGTTTGCTCCAATAGCAGTGTAACGGAAGTTAGATGGCGTGTTTGTGAAAGTAAACAGTAAGTTCCAAGTACCAGATGTTGTGGTTGATTTAGATAGATAATAAACACCTCTAAATCTGTATAATGTATTTGCTCTGAGGGGAGCGGCATCCGCCGTAGTTGGACTGAATACGTTTCTAACAGTGTTAGTTGTGCCTGTTTGTGCAAAATCTGCAGCAGCTCTCAGGATATGTGGAGCGAGAATGATTCCTCTTCCACTTTCAGTAGTTGGGGTTGCATAGAATGCAATCTGGTTATATTCAAAACCACCTTGCAGTGCGGTTGTGAGTAGAGCAGCACCTGTTGGAGTAAACCTCATTGGAGCTAGTGTAGTGGTTCCAGATGGAAGAACCAAACTATTTCTTACTGAAGTAGTTCCAGATGTACCACCAAGAGTAATAGCAGTTGAAGAATTACCAATATCTAACTGAGCAATAGTTGGGAATACAAGACCAATACCAGTGGATCCACTGACATTAGTATCGATCATAATTTCTTCCGTTGCTAAAACTCCAGTACCATCTGCCAATGCTGGTTTTGAAGCAATATATTTGCCAGGAGCAAGAAGAACATTTTCGCTAACTGCAAATCTTCCAAGATCACCAAGACCATCATATGTAATAGTTTTATCAATAGTTCCTTTGATAGTTAAACCAGCACCCTGAATAGCAGAGTCTCCCGTAACATTACCAGCAGCAAGAGTAATATTAACATCTTCTACCACAAGTTCTGTAGTATTAACACTGGTAGTAGTACCACTAACCTGTAAACTTCCACCAATGATTGTATCGCCAGTAATATTAGTATTACCGTTTACAGTTAAGTTCCTGCTTAATAGCTCGGAACCAACCGTAACATCATCATTTGAGTTAATAAAGTTAGTATCTACATAGGTTTTAACTGCCTTTTGGGTAGGTACAAATGAATCACTAGTTTCACTACCACCTAAAGTACCATCTGCATCAAACTTATTAATTTCTACACCAACTTTAGTTCCATCTGGTAAAGCAAACTGTAAGTTTGATAAACCAGTTAGGTCAAAGGTTGAAGCATCAATAGTTGACTTACCAGTTGCTTGGTCAATCCTAAAGAACTGACCGACCTTAAAGTTTCCATCTTGATTGGTAGTTACATAATAAATTCTAGCAGGAGCAATAAAGTTAGTTTCCCTAGTTTCATCTGGTCGGACAAGTGGCTCATCTGGGAAGTTAGTGGTAGCAATACCACCAGTTCCAATCTCAAGCATGTCATGACCAGTTAGGCGAATCTGACTGTAGCGATAACGAATCCGTATCTCATTTCCACTTGCTTCGGGTATTAGTTTTACTGGGAAAAATGTGAGAATAGCAGTTCCTGGATTTGCCGAAGTCTTCAAATCAACTCGGAAAAACTCGTTATCAATCTTAATAAAATCTCCCTCAACAATAGTTTTTGTTGGTGAACCTTCTTGATCTGTAAATGAGAATACAGGTAAACCTCCATTACCAGTTAATGTACTGTAGGTTAAAACATTAGATAGATTATTTGCATCTTGACGAAGTGTAGTAACTGGAGTGTACTTAACTACAAATCTAACAACAGCATTTTGTGGGAAGTTGGGGGAATCTTGGTCTGCGTGCTCTTGTGCAATCGTACCTTCTTGACCTCTAGTAACAGTTACATAGCTATTAAATGCATCATCGGTAACCGTCGATGGTAGCATCAACTCATTTCCAACTAATAGATATAGAGTCGTTGATGCAGTATTGTAAGTTTGTAAAGCATTAGTTACTCTTTCTGGATTTAGAATATTGATGTTGGTTGCTGAAGTTGAAGTTAACAAATCTCCAGGATTATCAATAACTACTTGATTGTTGGCGCCAGTTAATAAACTGTAAAGAGAAATATCAGTTCCACCAACATGAGTCTCTGCTGCTACATTAACGCCATTTGGGAAAGTACCAGTTTTAGCGATTGGAATAGTAACAACACTGTTTTGTAAACTTGCTGTTCTAGTTACGTCAAGAGTTTTGAATGATGCAGATGGACCATCGCTATAATTTTCAATCTCTTGAACAACATAGTTGATATTATCACCACTGTTGGCAAAAGTTACAGCACTAGTAATCTTTGGTTTTTCTGGTAGATTAATAACAGCAAACTTAGCTCCTCTTGTTGCTCGGTTTGCAGCACTAGTACTATTGTCAGCAGCAGGATACTGACTATTTGCAATAACAGTTGATGCTGCTGGAATACTTACTGGAGGTGGATTGTTTGGATCTGCTCCAGTAATCTGAGCACATCTTTGTCCATCGCCAATAAATCCAGTAATAGGTTCAATGAGAACTTTAGTATAATCATTACCAGCAAGAACATAAAGAACTCTTGCTTTTCCTAATGCAGGTCTTACAGTACCACCTGAACCTAAAGAAGTAGCAGTTGTGGTCGAAGCAAACTGAACACCAGTAATAACACCCTGAGTTCCTACTACACCAGTAATAGTGAAAGTTCCGTTGAAAGCATTGTTTGATACACCACTGATAGTAATCTTTTTGCCAATCACGAAAGGATTGAATGGTTTAGTATTAAAAGAAACCGTAGCAGTTGTTCCATTACCAACAACGTCAGTAATACCAGTATCATTTGCAACTCCTTCGTTGGAAATAATAGAACCAACTTGGAAATCTCCATTCACTTTTCCTGACTGAGTAATGGTCCCTAATACTAAGTTACCATTAACAGTTGCTGTTTCTGCAGCAGTTGTTGCTGCATTGTAGAAGTTTAACTCAGTACCACGAATAGTTGCTTCTAAAGGAATTTCGGTTGGGTCAAATCCTCTAGCGGAACATCCGAAGTTACCCCATGAGTTGTTTCCTCCGAGTGAACGCATACGAGCGCCACCAGAGCAAGCGTAACCAATATGAGAATAATAAGTGAAGCAAGAAACAATCTCAGAGTTTCCGTTATCTTTACACCAAATAGCAACACCGTCTTCTGGGAATTGAGTTACGTTACCAAATAGTAAACTTTGGTGACCTGAAGCAAAGTGTGAAGGGTGATCTTTTCCTTCGTTAACCGAACCATCAACAATAGCACCTATACCTTTGTGACAATAAGATGCACAACTATAGATATAAGGACTCTTAATGATTGTTTGTGAAACGAGGAATGGATTGATTCTGAAGAACACAAATCCAACTTGGGATTTTGTAATATCTGCAAGTTGATCTGTAATCTGTTCTTCGATCGTTAATCCAGTGATATCTGGTTTGATAAAACCTGCATCTAAATCTGGGTTATTAAATACTAAATCTTTTAGCATTACACCTTCCGAAAGGAAGAATAATGTTGCTTTTGTGTTATCTAGATTTTCTACCGAAACTATATCTACTTGAGGAGCAGTACCTAAGTTAGTTCCATTTAGGAAAGTGTCAGTGTCAATGATAGGACCACCTGCGATTCTTTCAACATAAACCATTTTCTTTCTATTTGCTTCCCCAGAACCAACAGGAGTTGCGTCTGTATCAGCAAAGTGAAGAACTCTAGCAGTTCTTGTTGCGCCAGCAAGAGTATTTACCGTTAAAGTATCTCCTGGTTTTAATAAACAAGTAGAAGCAATGATTAGTTTTTGAATATGACTGACCCCAGGACCAGGCTCAATAATAGTTCCTCTACTGTCATCACCAACGACAGAGCAATAAGGTGGCACAGTGATGGGACACTGCTCGTCATAAACACCAGCTTTTACATAAATGGTTGCAGGATTCTGCTCATCGCATCCTTCTTGTGCGGCAATCTGTGTAGCATATTTTACAGTTCTAAACGATCTGCCGATAGAACCACCATAACCCTCAGAAAAATCATCTTCCCCATCTAGAGTTACGAAGTATACTTTTCTAGTCTTTGCATTTCCCCATCCAGGAATGCCATTTTCTGTGGCATACAAGATTTGACCAGGATTGCCGATTGGTAATCTTGCATTGGTAGCAGTTGCTCTATAAAGTAAATCACCTTTAACAGTAATAGTACTCTCTTCATCTCCGCGTGCAACAACTGCCCAGAACCCATCTGCGTCATTAGTTCCAGGGTCTCTTCCAGTGTTATTGTATGCAATACTAACATAAGTACTCGAAGCTGATGTTACAACATCATTCTTTTGATAAGTGGTCAGATTATCCCACTCATTTTTATATGAAAGACCTTCGGAAATCAAACTCCACTTGAGAGCACCATCTCCAGATTCTGAGGGAGCAACACCAGCAACACTAGTTAATAGTTTTACAAAAGTATTACCACCATATCTTACAACATCTCCAGGAACATAAATGGTTGCTGAATTGTAGATACCCTTGGCATCAAAACCGACACTGATTACTTCCCAATCAGTGTTTACATAGTTGTTTGGTTGTTTGTTTATATTAATAGTTTTTGCGGTGTATGAATAACCACCAAAGAGAACAATATCTCCTGGTTGATATTCTACGTCATTGCTCCAACTATCTTCAAACTTAACTGCTTCTAAAAATATACTAAACTTAGTAATATCAAATGCTGTTGTCGAAGTGTGACCAATATTACAGAGATAAATATTATTTCCGTATTTTACTAAATCGTTGACTTTATACCAAGTAGTTGCTTGCCAAGTTCCTTTATTTTCATTTCCATAAAGAAACAGATCCCAGTTACCAGCAAAGTTGGTTAGGTAAAAAAGATTCTCGTTAGAAGGGGAAGTATGATTATCTTTACAGATATAAATGTTGCCACCATACCTCACAAGATCCTGACTTGCGTAGAAGGTATTTGGAGTCCACGCACCAGCGTTTCTGACACCAGGAACATAGAGTTCCCATTTTGCCGCTGGACTTGCGTTAAGATCTGTATCTTCCCATGCTTCCTGGCTAGCAGCGGAAGTGTGATTGACAACACAGACATAGGTGTTGCCTTTGAAGGAGATGATATCGTCCAGTACATAAGCACGGTTTGGTTGCCATGCTCCAGTCCAGTTGAACTTTAATCTACCTAGTCTAAATTCAGCCATTTTTAGTACTTCCTGTTGTTATTGTGGTCCTTGTGAATAATCGTGGTTTCCAAACTTAGCAACCAAATATCCTTCATTGTCAATATAATATGAAATTTTTCTCGCATCAAATCTATACTGTTGATATTTATCAGATGGTGAGTTTGAATATGTTTTTACTAGTTCGCTTACTTCTAAGTATAAATCAGATTGGGAGTTTTCTTCCTTGATCAAAGATGACGAAACAATGATTTGATCTTTTAAAGCAAAATCATTACCACCATTCACTATTTCTATATTGTTAATAACACCTTCAGCATCTCTAGTAATATTTAAAGATAAATTTTTTCCTGTATTGTTAGATACTAAACTATTTACTGAATATGTTTCATTTGCCTCTGAAGCAACTTTAGTTCCACCCGCCAATAAGTTTAATCTCAAAATAGGAGATCTAGCATCTACGTTATCTATGCCATCTAATAAATCCGACAACTGTGTATTTTCTTCGTTGAAAACATCAATAGTTCCAGGATCAGTTGGTCTTAGGGTGTTGTAATACAACATGCCTTCAGAATCTCTTCTTAAAGCATGAAAGTACCAACTAGTAGTAGTTCTAATAACTGAACTAATGTTACCACTACCACCTCCAAAACTAGAGCTAGAACCAGATAAATCACTACTTAAATATAGTGCCATTTATTTTCTCCTTACTTTGAGAATACTCTCCAAAATACTCCATCCCAAACAACTCTAACGATTACGTTAGAAACATCGAATATATATTCGACATCTTCAATGTTTGCTGCGTTAATAAATTTTGATGTGTTATCTCCTAATATTAATCTAACGAAGTTTATTCCCCACATACCCTTAGCATCAATAAACTCAATACCTTCTCCTTTTTCAACTTTATATAATCCTGTCGATAAATCTATTTCTGTTGTATCAGGTAAAGTTATTTCAATAGTATTATTTGAAGAATCAACTAAATATAGACCTTGAGATTCTGCAACAAAATTGGCAGTTTTGGGAACAAATCTAGGTAGACCATTGAATGTATCTGCCCACGTCATTCCATTTCCTGTTGCTTTCAAAATCTGTCCTTCGGTTCCATAAGAACCATTAACAGTCATTGTCCCTAGAACAACAAAATCATCAAGTGTTTTATTAGTAAGAGTATCTACAGTATTCTTAGCAACCAATGTATCAGTGACACTTGGTATAGTAATAGTAGATGTTCCTGCACCTGATGCTACTAACTGATTCCCATTTAACTTTAATGTATTAGAATCGGCAGTATCAAACGTGAGATTTTTTGCTTTTCTGTCTACGCTGATTACTTCAGTGTTAATAATGGATAAACCATTCTTAACAGAAAAGTTTTTGTTTTCTAGTGCCATGAAGGTTCACTCTCCCCCCCATAATGTTTCATAGATATTTATAAAAAAAATCCCCCCATAAGGAGGGACTCGGAAAATGTAAGTAAATATCAAGCAACGAATGTACCGATGCTTCCCGCTGGTAGTCTTCTAACAACGTAGAAACTTCCTCTTTGAAGTGTAATACCGTTAGCGGAGGATGTTACACGAAGACGAATGTTTCCTGCTGTTGATGCGTTTGCTTGGAAGTATGCTCTAACTACATGGTAATGGTTGCCAATTGCCATTGATGCAGATGCTGGAAGAGCAAGAGATCCAGCTGCACCAGTATTAACGTGTAAACCAGCTGTTCCTGAAGTTAGTAAACCATTGCCACTCAATGCAGCATACTGCCAGTTCTGTGTACTTACTAGTGTGTATGTGTGAGTACCAGCAGTTGTTGCGCGAGTCCAGTACATGTGATATTCAATCTCATAATAAGCACCAGCGAGAGTAGAATAGGCACTGTTTGCAGCATAAACATCAGTAATAGAAGTACCAGTAATAGAACTTTGGTTTGCTGTTACTTGGTAACGTGCTAGTGCTTCTACATATTTTTTACCGTTTGTGGTATCAGCATTTGTTAAGAAAAACTGAGTACCATTATATTCAAAAGCACCAGCTGTTGTAGTAGAAAGTTCTGAACCTGCAGTAAAATGAATAGGTGCTTTTGTTGTTGTACCAGCGAGGGGCTTTAAAGCATTTGATAAAACAATATCACCAGTGCCAGCAGCACCGATACGAAGATCTACGTTTGTTTCACCGATTGATTGAATAAGAGGACCAGTAACTCCAGTTGCAGCGTTGGTGATCTTTACTTCGTTTACCGCGTCAGCAACAACGCCAAACTCAATCAACTCATTGCCATTACTATCAGCAATAAAACCATCATTGACAAACCTAGGTGCTGTTAAAGTTTTATTTGTTAGTGTTTGTGTTCCATCAATAGAAACAATATCACCTGCGTTTGTTCCGCCAATAGTTTTTCCAAACACTGTAGTACCAGTGAGGACAGTAGTTGATCCGATGATTAATGACTTGCCAGATGCAAGAGCAATACTTTCGGTGCAGTCAAATCTCGTATCAGTATTATTGTATTTGATACTGATGCCAGTAGTACCTAGAGTAAAACCACCAGTATCTACTCCTGCAGAAGTTGTCAATCCATCACCCAAAACAATCAAAGGATCGTTGAATGTGACTGTGGTTGAATCAATAGTAGTAGTAGTTCCAAGAACTTCTAGGTTACCTTTGATTTGAACCGTGCCAGTATCATCTCCAACAACAGCTGGGTCAATAACTAGAGTAGATGGACCATGAATCTGAACTCCATCTCCAAGAATGAGGGTACTGTTGACAGTACCGTTAATAGTAACAGTATCAGCAGTATCGCTACCGAGAATGACGTTTCCATTTGCATCCAGTGCTGTAAATGCACCAGTACCTCTGGTAGTAGCACCAACGGAAGCGTTATTAATCGTTCCACCAGAAATAGTCGGGGAGGTGAGCGTTTTATTTGTGAGTGTTTGTGTAGCGGTCCTACCTACCATCTCCTGCCCACCAGCAGTCACACCGTCGTGTACTACGACAACCTTTTTATCAGTATCAACGGTTACCTCAGCAAGAGCACCTGTGAAGGTGCTGTGCTGGGTTGTAGTACCCCTTCTAAATTGTACTTCTTTAGTCATTGTTTCCTATCTCTTTATTAGATATTTATGATTATGCTTGTGATTCAGACCAAGTGATCCTAGATGATAGGGAGAACGGTGAGTTAACAGTAATACCAGAAGTGTTCAATGGCGCGATAGCAACCGTTAGAACGTCAGGTCCGTCAGGGAATACACCATCTCCACCTAGGATTGAGTTACCTAGTGATAGTAGGTTATCAATAGACTGATTGAATACGTTTGCCAACTTCTTACCGCTAGCTTCTGTAGATCCGCCAGTAGCACGGAAGGTAAACACAATAGTACCACCAGTTACAGTATCATCATTAACGTGAGAAATAAACTGACACAGAGAAGGTCTACCGATGTTCTGCCAGTTATACTGGTTTAGAGAACCATTCAGAATCAAACGAATCTCAACGTCGTGCGTTGTGAGTAGACCTACAGTTTGTAAATCCAACTGCATTCGGTTGATAATATCACGGACACCAGTTAGACCAACAAGACCACTATCAACAGAAGGCGCAAGACGAATCGAAAGTAGTGGAATCAATGGTGGGATTGGAGTATCAGTACCAACGGTATGCTGAACACTGCCATAAGATGTTGAAGCAGGAATGAATCCAGTGGTTCCAGGTGGGTTGGTTGTTTGTGAAGCAGCATCAGCAGTGAAGAAGAAGTCAATAGATGCTTTACCGCTACCAGCATTCAGAACACGATATACTCTTGCCTGACCACCAGCAGTTGCAGTTACTGAGTTAATGGCAGTTGCTTTGATTTGAGTACCGAACGAAATAGATCCAATAGCAGCAAAACCAGAAGCGTCAGTGGTGAATCTATGAATCAGTTTATTGCCATAACCAGGAATGTTAGTAAGAGTTACTGCAAATCTGAAGTTATGGCGGAAGAACTGAGCGGCGTTTCCTGTACTGGTGATATCAATAACACTACCACTTTTAGTTGCGGATAGTTGGAAGTCATTCGTTTGTGGTGAGATTACAAAGTAGTACGCACCATTAGTTAATCCGTTAATGCCAGCACCACCACCGTTTTGATATTGAACCAACGAGTTTGCAGCAAATCCATGGTTTGCCAGAGTGATTCTGTTTGTTACAACATTAACTGATGCAGTACCAATCGTTGTTGTGTTTGTAAACGTAGTTGGAATCGTACTTGTAGAACCATCAGTATTTACATATAAGTAGTTGCCAGTAGTATCACCGTTAGTTGTCGTTGAGCTACCAGAGAACGAAAGGAGTGAGGACGAACCAGTGAAGAGGTATGAACCGTCATCTTCATACTTACCATCCATAGCAACCGTAGTACCCCAGTGTGCTAGTGAAGGAGCAAACTGTGGAGTTCCTGTGTTAACAATCTCATAACGAGCAGGTAAGTTACCAGAACGTAGATACGCTTCATACTCTTTGTTGTTGTGCTTGAACTCGTGAACATACTTAACATGACCATCTTGGTCCTTGAATCCAAAGCGAATCTTACCTGCACCGTACCAAGAGTAATCAATATAGGTCATCTGAATCCTGCCAATATCCAATACATAACCAGATGGACCTGTTCCATCACATTTATCAATACTAAACTCATTTTGTGGAACTTTGACATCAATAGTTTTGGTAATAACTGCACGAGATGTAGTTACTCCCTTATATGAAGGCGAAACATACATTGTAGTATTAGATGCGATACTAGTAATCTTGTATGATTGACCGCGAATAACAACATAGTCACCAGGAGAAAGTTGTTCTACGAAACGAGTTCCGTTTCCAATGATAACAGAGCTATTCCTAGTTGCGTTGATTGTACCAGCAACCTGCTGAGTGCTGTTTCTTCTCACAGCATACAGAGTGGTTCCATCATACTCCCAGAACATACCATTTTGGAAGTCATTCATACCACAGCGAATAGCAGCACCATTCCAGTTTCTAACCTGTAGTTTGGGGAATCCGTTTGCAGATGCGTCATCTGGTTCTCCCGCCATCACATAAGTAAATGTGGTACTAGAAAGAACAGATTGAACAGAAAAAGATCCATTGTAGTGATTCACACCAGAAGTAACTTCAGCTTCTTCAACAATAAATGTCTTAGTAGGAATAAGACCATGTGGAAGTAGAGTAGACACTGTAGCAACATTACCAGATGCAGTGATTGACTGAATCTCAATAGATGGATTGAAGTTAATCGCAAACTGACAGACAAGACCTTTACCTGACTGATAACGGAAGTATCTACGAGTCTGACGAACGATCTGAGAGTCAGCACCATAACCAGCATTGATTTCAACACCACCGTCAAATGGTCTATGTAGACTGTAGCAACCAGGACGTACATACAGACCAGAAGGAATCAGATATGCTAGATTTGAAGAAGTTGTTGAAGCTGCTGTCGCAATCGTAAGTGATAAGTTGTCCTTGATTGCGATGATCTCTGATTGAAGAACTGATCCATTTCCTAGGTTGATTATGATGGTATCGCCAACACGGAATGTGGAAAGGAATGTAGTTCCAGCACCAGTTATAGTTGAAAGACCACTTGATACAGCAACTGTTCCAGTTCCAACAACTTCGCCAACAACACTGAATGATGTAAAAACGTGTGAAGTTCCAGAACCAGCATTAGTAATATCTCTGACGTTTCCAGCTAGTGCATCAACATAAGTATCCGCAAGTTTGAATGTATCTTTATCAGTACGAATAACAAAATAAGTTGCATTATTTGTTAAACCGCCAATGCTTGTATTACCGTTATTGCTATACTCAACAGCAGTACCAGTAGCAAAACGGTGGTTTGTGATTGTGAACAGGTCAGTAGTTGTGTTAAGCTGAGTTGTTGGGTTTACGCTTCGTTGAATCTTTGGAACTTGCGACGATACAGAGAAGCTATATTCAGTTGGAGAAATAACATTGCTAATATCATATGCACCATCAAATGAACCAGCAGTCTGAACATTAAAGGACTGTGTTCCTGTACCAGCAGATGATAAGTTAACTCTTACGCCATTTGGTTCTGAAGCAAGAGTAAATCTATCAAGTCCAATAACTTCTTTGACATAATATGTCTGTAAGTCAGTAAGACCGCCAATCGTTGTGTTACCTCCATCATCATAGACAAGTTCTGTTCCAGGAGTTAATCCGTGGTTTACTTTCAAAATAGTATCGGCAGTTGAATTGGAAACAGTTTCAGTGAAGACATGAGCAGAACCAGAACCAAAACTTTCCAAATCTATACGCGAACCAGCTGCAGTCTGCTTAAGACCAAACTTCAATGGCGTACTAAGCTCAACAAAATATCCTTTTGTTGCCGTTCCGAAAGCAGTTGCTGATCCTGGGTTTGCTGTGCTGTTAACAGTGAATGAAGTACTTCCGTTTGTGCTAGCAATCGTCCAACTACCGTTATAAGCAGAAGGAGTTACATTATTGATTACAACACCATCTCCTGCAGCCCATGTAGTTGAAGATGTAGTTACTGTAAATGTAGTAGAATTTGATGTAATAGCAGAGACTGATATTGCAGCATTCTGAGTTAGACCAGCAATACTTGTTCCCCCACCATTTGAATAGGTAACGATGTCGTTATCTGAGAATCCGTGTGCAGATGGGAAGTTGATAAGGTTTCTTCCAGTATATTCTTGGTATGGTAAGAATGCATGAATACCCTTAGTCTGAGCAAACACATGAGTGTTTGCTGCAGTAGCGCCAAAGTTAGTGAGATTAATCTTAACGCCACCTGAAGTTGTAGATAGTGAATATCTGTTTACATCGTAGACTCTTGCGTAATAATCTGTGCCAGATGTTAAACCACTGATAGCAGTAGAACCGTGGGAATCATAACGTACTACATCATTATTTGAATATCCGTGATTAGGTTGGAAGATAGACCAAGCGGTTTCTAATGAACGATAAGGAACTAGAAGGTGAATCTGTTGACCAGTAGAAAATGAGTACGCAGCAGAGAAATTGAATGCTGTACCACCTCTTGTAGTAGAAAGAGTCATTGTGGTTGCAGATGGATATGATCTACTGAAGAAAGTATTTGTAAGACTAATATTTTGACCCGTAATAACTCCAGTACCAAATCCAGCACCAGCAGCAGCACTGATCGTATAAGTACCAGCACCACCAGTACCAGTTCCAAATGCAGTGATAAATGCGCCGTTTGGAATACCAGGACCAGCAACTGCCGAACCAATTTCAAGTGATCCTGTAATAGCAGTTGGTGAGGCAGAAACGGTAATAGTAGCACTGGCATTAGTTGTGGCAACAGTACCAATAAATGTGCTACCATTAGTAGTCCATTCAGATGCTGCCCATGAGTTACCAGAAGAACCAACGCCACTAATAGCACTTTGGAAAACGTTTCCTGCTGAAGAAAGGTTGTTTAGAGCAGGACCATTGAAGTATACAAACTTTTGGTCAGTTGTTCCATTGATCGCAAAACCTCTACCAGCATTGTTATTATTGACATCAGCAGCTTGCATGGTAATCGTTGCACTGTTATTAGCAACGGTGCTGATTACCATACCAGCAATCAGCAAGAATCCAGGACCAGAAAATCCTGTTAGAGTCTGTGCTGTAGTGCTGTTTTGTGCCAGTACTAGAGCTGGAGTAGATGCTGAAGCTCCAGAAGGACCAGTTGTTCTGATAGCATATGCTCTACCACCAATCAAACCAGAAGGAAGAGTTGTTCCAGGAAGAGGAATAACAGCAACACCTTGAGCATCTGTGAATGGTTGTGTGTTTGCACCAAAGTTAATCAAGTTACCCGAGATCATATTCGGAGTAACAAGAGCAATACCACTAGAACCAGTAGTATCATATGTTTCTCCTTTGCGCGATGTAGCTCCAAGTGGAGTTACTGCTAGTGAGTCTACGGAATATTGTAGGTTACCTGTAATCGTTGTTGCGGCGGAAACAGTCTGTGAAGCACTTACGGTATAAGTTCCAATACCACCAGTACCAGTACCAAGGGCAGTGATTCTAGTACCAACAGTTACACCAGTACCAGAAATAACACTGCCGATTCTTAAACGACCATCAGTTACAGCTGAAATGGTTAAAGTAGTGGTAGAAATAGTACCAGTTCCACTGAAAGAACCTGCTTCTTTTCTTAGTGAGTTTAAGGCAAGAAGTGGTCCTTCTGTAATATTGTATGTGCCAGTTGACGCAGTATTTGTGGTCCAATCAACAGTAGAACCAGCAGTAATAAAATATGTACTAGATAAGTTTGCTGTGTCAGCAGTATACCATTCCCCAATAGTTCCAACTGCATCGGCAGGACCAGATACAGAAGAAGCGCCTGAGTAAGAAGTTGATTGAATAAGAGATGGGGATTGATCACCTCTATAGTAAACAAATCTTTGTGTTGCTGCCCACCCAGGAGACTCGTAGAACTTAAAGTTATCTGTTGAAGGATTAATAGATCTTACGCCATATGCCTTGACAATAAGGAACTGACCAGAACCTACACTAGTAATATCAACTGCTGACGTTGAACCCCAATATCTTGTTAGGTAGAAAACGTTTGCATCAACAGTTCTGAGAACATATGCTCTACCACCAGTTAATCCGTCAGGGATTGAAGCACCAGCAGCAGGGAAAATAACTACAGCTGTATCATCAGTAAATCCGTGAGCATTTAATGTGATATTATTTGTTGAAATATCAATAGAATCGCTAGTAATAGTTCTGCTATTTGCGATACCAGAAACACCTTGCTTATCCCAAATAGTTACATTATATCCATCTAAAGTTCCAGCGGACTGAGTTCCAGTTGGATCGAATGTTGCGGTGCTTGTTAAAGTATCGGCAACATCTACTAAAGTAGAATCAAACGAAATGTTTGTAAGAGCAATCGTATTAGTTAGATAAAATGAAGCACCAGAAACAAACCCAGATGGGAATGGGGTTTCAATCGTAATCGTTGATGGGGTTGCAGCATCTGTAATGATTTTTTTATATGATACTGATGCACTCTGATAAAACTGCCCAGGAACAATAGTAGTATAACTACCAAAAACAGATCCAGTAAAAGTTGCTTCTTCTCTAGCGATAAAAGTGAATCTATCGGAGTCTAATACCGATCTAATAATATAACTACCTTCAAGTGTAGTTACACTAAGACCACGGACATCAATGGGAGTTCCTGTCGAGAGACCATGAGAAGGTGCAGTTACAATCAATGTATCATTATCTGCAGTTACGGTTACGTTTGTAACCGCAAGAGGAGTATCTCCACTTCTGCTGAAAAACGATGGGATATTATTGAGCATCTCAAGAGTTTCCCACTTAGTTGACTGAAGACCATATTCAAAGTCAGTATCAATCAAAGTCTGAGCTTCTGAGATTCTAAACTTAGATACTGGGTCAGTATATGCCTCGTCTGGTTCAAACTTAACTGCATCCTCTTCAATGAAGATTTGAAGACTATCCGTAGCACTCATTTCAGAACAATTTTTTGCCAAGACAAGAGTTGTCTGTTCGGTAACAGAATCAAATGTTACGGAACTCGCACCTAAGGTTGGTTCTGCAAAGTTGTAAATGAGAATATTTTCTGATACATTAGTAATCAGAAGTAATCTTCTTAGATGAATATTGCCATCAATAACTACCGTATTAGTTGATGGGGAAAAGGTGTAACTATGTACTAAGCGTTTTGCCATTTTTTTATGTCTCTCTTAATATTACTAGATTAACCACCTAGGGCGATTGATAGGGCTACTGCTGTGCTCTGTTTGGCAACTTCAAATCCACCTTGAGTTGTACCATCATGCATGATTACTGATTTTTTATCAGTATCAAATGTAATTTCCGCTTCAGCACCAGTAAATACATTATGTTCAGCGGTCGTTCCTCTTCTTAGTTTGACTCTGGTAGTCATGGAATTCCCTATCCGAATGCTTTCTTTTCTTATTTATAAGATTAGATAATGGAGACGTAAGTTCTGGGTGGGCGATATGGATTATTGACAGTTGCACTTGAACCAGAAATAACAAATGCTGTTGTTTGTGTGTCTGGATTTCTACTAATAGATTCTGCCACACCATTAAATGTGAATAATGTTCCGTTCCCGAGAACAATATTTGTCTTGGTGGTAACTGCAGAACCACTAATAGTTGCAAAAATATTACTGTCAACAACATTTGTGGTTGCTTCTGCCGAACCTCCAACACCAAATAGAGAACCAGAAGCAACAAATACTTCACTAATAGATTCTACACTAGCACCTGATATAGTAGCTGTTCCTCTACCTCTATATCCACTAGGCACATATTCTTCGTTTGCAGTTCCAGATAGTTGGATATCCGTCTCACCTAAGTAAATATTTGTGGAAGAAATATCAGAAATACCATTAAATGTTAGTGAACCACTTCCCTCATACGATTCAGTATTTCTTTCTTCAATAAATCCAGTAATTGAAATATCAGTAAATCCTTCATATGATTCTGTATTTCTTTCAACTGCTGCTCCATTATAAGCAAACAGAACAATACTTTCTGGTGGATTTACGCCTATAGATTCTGAAGCACCGTAGAATGTAAACAGAGATCCAGAAGCAATAACAATATTTGTTTCTGAAACATTTACAGAACCAGATGTAGTTAAAGTTCCAGCACCTACATATGATTCTGTATTCTTTTCTGTTGAAGAAACATCAATATTGATATTTCCAACACCACTATAAGACTCGGTGTTTTTCTCTGTAGCCGCGCCAGTGTATGTAAATAACTGAGTGTTCTCTGGTGGGTTAGCACCAAAGACTTCTGCTGCACCAGATACACTGGAAAGTGATCCAAAACCAGTATATATTCTTGAAGATGATTCATCAGAATCGATCTCAACATAGATTATTTCTTCGCCATAGTATACTTCAGTATTTCTTTCTGTTGCAGCGCCAACAAAGTTATAGAGAACAGTATCTTCGGGTGGATTGACACCAAAGGATTCTGCTGCTCCGTTTATTGCAAATACAGAACCAGAACCAAAATATGATTTGAATATTGGAGCATATACATCACCAGAAGCAGTTAGTGTTCCACTACCATCATATGTTTCTGTATTTCTTTCATGAGAGAATCCAGTGATTTCAAATAGTTGTGTATTTTCTGGTGTTTGAGCAGAGAAACTTTCGGCAGCGAAACCAACAAATGTAAACAGAACAGTATTTTCTTCTGGATTTACAGTTATACTTTCTGCCGCTCCAGTATAGGAGAATAGTTGACCGATACCAACATAAGACTCGGTGTTCTTCTCAACTGCTGTGCCAGTTACAGTTGCTTCACCAGTTGCGAAGTGTGCTTCTGTATTTCTCTCAACTGCAAAGCCAAGAATAGTGAAGAGAGAAGTATCTTCTGGTGAGTTAGCACCAAACGACTCGGCAGAACCAGATGTAGTAAATAGATTTCCAGATGCAATATATACTGGTGCAAAAGATTCGAGTCCAACGCCAGATGCAGTGAAAGTGCCAGTACCGTTGTATACTTCAGTGTTTTTCTCAACTGCAGTTCCTGCGACAGTTGTAGTTCCAGTACCGAAGTGTGCTTCGGTATTTCTCTCAACAGAGAATCCAGTGATTTTGAAGAGTTGAGTATTCTCTGGGGTTTGAGCAATGAATCTTTCTGTGCCAGCACCAGCGAATGTAAAGAGAACAGTATTCTCTGGTTTCTGAGCACTGTATGCTTCTGCAGCACCAGATAAAGCGTTGAGAATACCAGTTCCGACATAGGATTCTGTATTCTTCTCAACTGCAGTTCCTGTAAGAGTCTCGGTGCCAGTGCCAACATAAGACTCAGTGTTTCTTTCAACTGCAGCTCCAGCATAAGTGAAGAGAACAATATTCTCTGGTGGGTTAGCACCAAAGACTTCAGCCGCACCAGATGTAGTGAATAGATTACCAGAACCATTGAATATTTCGGTGTTCTTCTCAACTGCTGCACCGCCGAGAGTCTCAGTACCAACACCAACGTAGGACTCAGTGTTCTTCTCAATCTTAGTTCCACTGAGAGTCGTTGTGCCAGTTCCAACCCACTTCTCGGTGTTCTTCTCAACGCCAGCGCCAACGAATGTGTAGAGAACTGTACCTTTTTCTGGGTTGACGGTAAAGCTTTCTGCAAGACCATTGAACGAGAATAGTTCTCCAGTACCAAGGAATGCTTCGGTATTCTTCTCAATACCAACACCAGTAGCAGTTGCAGTGCCAGTACCAACGTAAGACTCGGTATTTCTTTCAACCGAAGATACCGAAACAACGTACTTTCCATCACCAGAAACAACAGCAGTGTAAACCGTGATGAATTTAGTTTCAGCAACTCCATCAAACGAAGCAGAAACTACAGTTCCGATGTATACCTCAGTGTTCTTCTCAACACCAGCTCCAGTGAGAGCAGTGGAACCAGTGCCGACAAATACCTCAGTGTTCTTCTCAATACCAGCTCCAGTGAGAGCAGTAGATCCAACGCCAACGTAAGACTCTGTGTTCTTCTCTGTGATAGAACCAGTTACAGCAAATAGTTGTGTGCCTTCTGGTGGGTTGAAACGAACTCTTTCTGCAGATCCACCAACAGTGAACAGAGAACCGACGCCAATATAAACTTTTGTGTTATTCGCTAATCCAACGCCACTTAGAGTTGAAGTTCCCGTACCAACATATACTTCAGTGTTCTTCTCAACGGAAGTGATGTCAATAGATACAGATCCAATACCGACATAATCCTCAGTGTTCTTCTCAACAGAAGTAACGTTGATGCTGAACTGAGCAAAGTCTTCTGGTGGATTAGCAGTGAACTTCTCAACTGAATATCCAGCGATATTAAAGATCTGAGTTGATGGTGGTACATCAACAATGAATGCCTCAGCAGCACCAGATGTAGTGAATAGATTACCAGAACCATTGAATATTTCGGTGTTCTTCTCAATACCAACACCGCTAGCAGTTGCGGTGCCAGTACCAACGTAAGACTCAGTGTTCTTCTCAACTCCAGCACCAGCGTAGATGAAGAGTAGAGTGGATTCAACTGGGTTAGCACCGAATACTTCGCTATGTCCTCCAGTTGTAAATAGATTGCCAACACCAATATATCTTTCTGTATTATTCTCAAGTCCAACACCAGTAAGCGAAGCAGTACCAGTTCCGTTGAACGCCTCAGTGTTTCTTTCAAGTGCAGTGTCGCTAAGAGTGAGAGTACCAGATCCATAGTATGCTGGAGATGTGGTAACATATACAGCACCAGAAATATCAACAAGACCCGTTGCAGAAATAATAGTCTCTTCAAATGTTATCTTGCCATAATCAAAGATTCCACCGATTTCGCCAATAGTGATGGTACTGTAGTCAATATCAGCAGTTGGTGTTTCAGTGATAAATCCGTAATCAACTTCATTAAATCCGATGATAACATCAGAACCATATACATATACTCTTGCCTCAGATCCGCCACCAATATTGAACAATCCACCAGAACCTTTGTAAGTCTTAACTAAATCTTCACCCGCATCACCAGTCAGCGAAGTTGTGCCAGTTCCATTGAATGCATTAACTTCAATATATGAAGCAGCGCCAGAAGTAAATAATGTTATATAATCAACGTATGGATAGTATCCAATGAAGAAGATAGATCCACCAATATTGAACAATCCACCAGAACCTTCGTAAGTCTTAACTAAATCTTCACCCGCATCACCAGTCAGATCAGATTGTCCTACACCAACATAAGACTCGGTATTCTTCTCCGTAGCAGTGCCAGTGTAGCTAAAGATCTGGGTGTTCTCTAGTGGGTTAGCACCAAAGACTTCTGCTGCACCAGATACTGCAAATAGATTACCGACACCAAACTCTCTAGGAGCAGAACGAACAATAGATGTTGGAATGATCTCAATATAACTTCTTGCAGTTGCACCCCAATCATCAAACGAATCCGCAGCAACGGAAATCAATCCATAATCTTCTGTGGATACAGTGGCATCCTTAATAAGATTTCTATACTCATTAAGAACTTCTGGTATCTCAACAGTATAGTCAAATGTTACTTTTTCGTCAGAATCAACGAAGGTGAATGCATTACCAGTACCAACATAAGACTCAGTATTTCTTTCAACTGAATCAACATCAATACTAATCGCAACTGTATTATCGGGCGTCTGTGCAGTGAAGCTTTCGGTTGCAAAGTTGCCGAAGGTGTACTGAGCAAAGTCTTCGGGTGGGTTTGCTCTAAACTTCTCAACAGCAGTACCAGAAGTAGTAAATGCTTGTGTAGATTCTGGTGGGTTAGCACCAAATGCTTCAGCAGCACCAGATAGAGCAGCAATAGATCCTGTGCCCGTATAAGACTCAGTATTTCTTTCAACTGAATCAACATCAATACTAATCGCAACTGTATTATCGGGCGTCTGTGCAGTGAAGCTTTCGGTTGCAAAGTTGCCGAAGGTGTACTGAGCAAAGTCTTCTGGTGGGTTCGCTCTGAACTTCTCAACTGCAGATCCACTGTAAGTGAATGCTTGAGTATTCTCTGGTGGATTTGCACCAAATGCTTCAGCAGCACCAGATAGAGCAGCAATAGATCCTGTGCCCGTATAAGACTCAGTATTCTTCTCGGTAATAGTGCCAGCAATGGCAATCGTACCACCGCCAACCCATCTTGGAATCTCTCTAACTTTGCCAACTCCACTGATGTTAATAGAACCAGAAGCTGTGTATAGACCCTTATTGAACGATTCGTCAGCAGCACCCTTGAGTACAAAGAACTCTATAACATCAGTGATGCCATAGTCTTCGGAAGTGGTTACTACATCAGTGATGAATCCATAGTTCTCATAAGCATTTGCTGTCTGTGTAATATCATCATAAGTCTCGGTAATAATCGTTGCTGGTGTATCTGGCGACTGAGCAACATAGATATATGTTCTCGCCTCGCTGCCATCAACGATGCTGAAGAGAGATCCAGTAGCAACATATGATTCTGTATTCTTTTGATCTGCATTACCAGATAGAATGAAGAGTTGAGTTGATTCTCCACCTTGAGTTGCGAACTTCTCAACAGCAGATCCACTAAGAGTGTAGATTGGATTATCACC